CTACAAATGAGTTCTACTTCTACTCTGACTATGTTGGTCGCGATGATGTTGACTTCATGGTTCTAACTTATAAGGATAATGAGGGATTACCACATTCAATCGTTGAATCTATTGAGGCTCGCAAAGGCAATAAGAGTTGGTGGACAGTCTATGGCCTTGGTCAACTTGGTGAAGTTGAAGGTAAGATATACAAGGACTGGGCTATCATTGACGAAATACCTCACGAGGCACGTTTAGAACGAAGAGGATTAGACTTTGGCTATTCACAAGACCCTGCGGCTGTTATTGATATTCACTACTACAATGGTGGCTGGATACTTGATGAACAGTTATATCAACGAGGTATGAGTAACAGACGTATCGCAACATTCATGGATAACTTGCCACGAGTACTTACAATAGCAGATAGTGCAGAACCTAAGAGTATTGATGAGATAAAAGAGTATGGTATATTAATTCAACCGGCAAACAAAGGTCAAGGATCTATCAATCAAGGTATTCAATATCTACAAGACCAACGCATAAGTATAACTAAACGCTCAATCAATTTGATTAAAGAGTATCGCAATTATCTATGGAAAACTGACAAAGACGGAAACATCTTGACTGTACCGGAAGGTGGCTTTGACCACGCCCTTGACGCAGTACGTTATGCAATGGAAAGTTTAAGACCAAAAGACAACGCTCCTAAAGCATATAAACCAGAGTCAATGTTAAGACGTAAATATGGTAAAGTTTAATGGAATATGGTAATATAAACAAAGCATGGGCAGCTGGAGTCATATCGGTGGCTAAAACTAGCAGTCCCAAATCTAAAAAGCCTGAAACTAAAACAAAAGACCCACAGGCTGATATTCTAAAAACCGTTATAGATGACTTCAAGTCTGCATGGGATTATACATCATCATCTTGGCATGATAGGTGGGAAGATAACTATAAAGCATATAACAATGTTCGTACTAAAATAGGATACGAAGGTATTACTGATACGTTTGTTCCGATGGTATATCCAACAGTTGAGACAATGACAGCAGCACTGTTCGGTATGAAACCTAAGTTTATGTACGTTCCACCTAGTTCAAAGCCAGACCAAAAGACCGATATTCTTAATGGCTTGCTTGACTACTACTGGGATAAAGACCAATGGTCGCTTAAAGTTATAAACACTGGACGCGCTATGTTTAATCTAGGAACAGGCGTTGACTACTTCATGTGGAATATTGACCACCCTAAAATGATTAACATTCCTCTAAGAGACTTCTTTATTGACCCAACCTCAACGAGTATTGAATCAGCTCGCTACTTAGGCCGACGTTATCTATCAACTATCGAGGAACTAGAATCATATGAGATTGTAGATCCTACTGATACATCAGATTCACCACAAATGATTAAACGATTCAAGAACTTGGACCAAGTTAAAGCCGGTAGTGATGCACCAGAGAAGACAGATAAAGAAGAGAAAGACTTACTTTACGGTTCGACACTAAACAAACCAGAAGACAAGCAAGTCGAGGTTATTGAGTATTGGACATCAGAAAAGACTGTTACTATTATTAACCGAGAAGTAGTCGCTGAAGATGTAGAGAACTGGTACTTAGCACGAGCTAAAGCAATGGGAATTGAAAACCCAGAGCGATTGACTGTACTTAAACCATTTGCTGATGCAAGAGATATTGTTGACCCAAGCCTATTCTACGCTAAGGGTGAGACTGACTTTATACTTGACCAACAAGAATTATTAAACGATGTAACTAATCAAAATATAGATTCAATTACATTTACATTGAATCAGATGTACACTATTCCACCAGAGAATGCAGATAAGATTACTGAAGTTGAGAACTTACCTGGTGCTGTATATCCATTTGAAGTTAAACCTATTCAGCAACGACCAATAGATGCTAATGCGTTCAATGAGCGAACTAACATTAAGAATGAGATACGTGAGACTAGCGCAAGTAATGAAGTAGTCCGAGGTGTTGGACAACAAGGTGCAAGCACAACTGCTACTGAAATCAATGCACAGATTGCCGGTGCTGGACAACGTGTCAACCTAAAGGTTACTCAAGTTGAGAACGGTTACTTCTACCGAATGTCTAAGATTGTATTTGACTTAGTAAGGTTATTTGTTACAGAGCCAACAATGGTACGCATTCTAGGTAAAGACGGTGCTAACTGGGAAGAGTTTGACCCAAGCGAATACCGTGATGGTGAGTATGAGCCACGAGTTCAATTAGACGTTACTGTACAGAACAACAAACAGATGCAAGCTAACAACGCTAAAGAACTACTCGGTGCGTTCTTAAATGACCCGGACATCAATCAGCAAGAACTAAAGAAATTAGTATTGCAACGATCATTTGACCTTGACCCAGATGAAGTAGGACTATTAACTACTCCATTAGAAGCAATGGGTGGTGAACTACCTCCTGAAGTTATGAGTGCATTACCACCAGAAATGATGGGAGCAATACCAGCAGAAGCTGGTGCTATGCCAACTGAAATGCCACCAGAAGTTCCTCCAATGGCCGAACAAGCACAGACACCAATACCAGGACTTGAGAATCTACCACCAGAAGTTATTGCTGCAATAGTAGAAGCATACCAAGCACAACCACCACAGGAGATTGCAAGTGGACTCTAGTCAGATTAAAACTGCTTATAAAACATTCTTCGAGCAATCAGATGCTGGTGAGTATTTTATGAATAGCCTTGATAATTTGATAGATAGTAAGCATAAAGAAGCCGAAAAGAACCCAGAACTAGCGCGCGACCACACTCAACGAGCTTGTGGCGTGCGTGATGTTCAAAATATGATTAAGGTAATGACAGCCGATATTAAAACTAATCACCTATCGAAAGGAGTTGACAGTGAAAGTTAATCTTATAAACATTAATTTGTCTGAAAAAGACACCTGCCCGTGTTTCGACGACAACTGCCAGCTCCTTTGGGCAGGGGATAATAACTAAAAGAAAGGAACACAATGGAAGAACCAACCACTACTGTTGACCCCGTTGAAACTGGCGCTGATGCAGCACTACCAGTACAAGACGCACCAGTCGCAGCGGATGCAACAACCACTGTAGAACCGAGTGAACCATCTGATGGCGGTGTAGAAGCACCAGTACCTGTAGATGATAAACTCCAAAGCTTTGCAAAGGGTCAAGGCATAGACGATATTAGCGAACTTTCCGAAAGGGAATTAAAGCTACTTAAAGTCGCTAAAGACAACCAAGCAGAGTTCCAACGTAATAGGCAAAAGAGTAGCGAATTAGAGAAAGCTGTTCAAGCTAACTCTGATGAAATTGCAACTCAAGTAGCTCAAGACACAGGACAAGACCCAGAACTATTAAAGATAGTAAGAGGACTACAAGTCAATCAAGCAGTACGCGACTTTTGGGATGCACATCCTGAAGCCAAACAGTACGAGCAAGATATGATCAAAGTTCACGGTGAAAAACCATATCTCGCAGGAGATTTGGAAGCACTATACGCAACAGCTCTAGTCAGGTCAGGTGGGTTGGACACAGTTAAATCCCAAGGTAAGCGAGAAGCTCTCACTAACCTAGCCCAGAAGCAACAAGCAACTGCCCCAATCGGCAACGCTACTAACTCTGGTGCGCCAAAAGCAAAACCATTTAAAGAGCTATCTATCGCTGAGATGGAAGCACAGTTAGGATTCGTCCGCCGTTAGGGTTTTAACTAACTGGAGAATACAAAACGATGACTGTACAATCAACTAGCACTCTAACACAAGAAATGAATGATTACTACGAGAAGGTTTTCCTTGCTCGTGCTGAGTATGAATACATTTTCTCACAGGGCGCTCAGATGCGAACACAGCCAGCTAACGATGGTAAAACTGTAGTATTCACACGACACACTCCATTAGCAACAGCTACAACTGCACTTACAGAGGGTACTAACCCTGCTGAAGTATCGTTGACTGCCGCTAACGTCAGTGCAACTCTTGGTGAATATGGTAATACCGTTAAGATTTCACGCTTCCTAAGCTTGACATCTATCGACGCTGGAAACAAAGAGAAAATTGAAGTAGTTGGTCAGAACATGGGTGAAACCATTGACGAACTTACACGCAACGAACTATTTACAGGTGCAACAGCACAATTAGCCGGAGCAAAATCAGTATTAACTGACGTTGCCGTAACCGACGTATTGAGTGTCGCTGAACTTCGTAAAGCAGTCCGAACATTGAAAGTTAATAAGGCTCGTCGATTCCAAGACCGTGTTGCCCCATGGATGGGTAAAGTTGGTCCAAACACAAGCTACGACCTAACCACTGATAGCACATTCCTATCCGCTGACATTTATGACAACGGTGCAGAAAAACTATATAACGGTGAACTAGGTAAAATCCTTGGTGTAAGGTTAATCGAATCGCCTAACCAATATGAAAGCGTAGATGCTGGTACATCTAATGCTGACGTATTTAGTAACTTCATTCATGGTGCTGATGCCTTTGGATGTATTGACCTTGCTGGTGATAAACCACAACTATACATCATCCCTCACACTCAGATTGACTCTGGCAACCCTGCTGGACGTTTCTCAACGATTGCGTGGGCAACAAGCTATGTATGTAAGACTCTAAATGCTAACTGGTTGATTAACATCAAGACAGGTGCAACGGGTCAAGCCTAAGGCTTAACTAGGTGGGGGGCTTACCACTCCCCACCACCATAATTAACGAAAGGGGCAGATCGTGGACAAAACAACAGAAGAACAAATCAAGTATTTCTACCAACATGGCAAAGGTTCTATACAGGACTTAGCAAGGATTTACCGAGTCTCAGTTGACGAGGTATTACATCTTATTGGCGAATCTAATCTTGGTACTGTAGTCGCTCAAGGTGATATGATTGACGCAAGTGAAATCGGACCTGGCGCAACAATGAACTACGGCAAAGAGTTTAAAGTACCATTTAGCACGGACTGATATGTACGGTAGGACTGGAGACTTAGTAAAGCTGAATAAAGACCGGAATGACTATAAATTGTCAAAGTTTACTAGGTCTCAAGCCGACAAAGCCTATGCTAAAATAGTAGTACAACTAAAAGACAAACAGTTGATGAAATTACGCCTTAGACTAATCAAAGCATCAATAGCTGGCGACCTAAACGAAGCAGACAAAATACAACAACAAATGCGTTCCTTTACTAAAGAAGATAGAGAGACAGGTCAATAATCATGGACTATAAAGATATTATTAAGAACAAAAGACTAGCCAAAACCGAACTAGATAAACAAGAATCATTGGCCAATGATGTTAGTGATATTGCTAATACCCTCAAACAGCCCGTTAAAACGGTTGTAACGAACATAGACTTTGATAAACTATCTGAGGCTATTAGTTCTATTTCTAAAGTTACTGGTGCAAACGGCAAAGATGGCTATAATCCAGTAAAAGGTAAAGATTATTTCACAGACAAAGAAATTGCCACTATATCTAAGGATATTTTCAACAAAATTAGAGTTCCTAAAGACGGTAAAGAC